TTCAAGCTTCATTAGGTTTTGATTAGCGATTTCTGACAGATCAATATCGAGGTCATAGGCAAGAGCAGAGACGTACCAAAGGACATCACCAAGTTCAGCGGTTACGTCATCTCTCAGTTGGAAGAACGAGGTGCCATCACGCAGATACTTTTTTACTTTACCAGCAACTTCCCCTGCTTCACTTGCCAAGCCGAGTGCTGGATAGATGATGGCGTGATCCTCAGAATAGATTGCCGTTAGGGAACATCTGTTCTGATATTCATCAAAGCTGTTCATCTTCTTGCTCCTTGATCAATTGATCCAAGTACCAGCGAGCCTTCTTTAGGTCTTTAAGAGCCGATCCTTTGTAGGGAGATCGAGTGACATACTTGATCACGTTACCCTCAGCGAACCCTAGCTCCCATGCTGTGATGAAGTCATAGACCTCGATCTTTCCTATAGTGTAGTGAGCGGGGTGTGAGATTTCGTCAGTTTCCATGAAGTCAAAACTCATCTGTTGGGGCTGTGGGCAGATGTCACACTGCCCTCTGCACTGACCAGCTTCCTTTACGCAGTAGTAGGTTCCCAAAGTATTACCTTTTGTGTTTTAGCATCCCAGTCAGTTGATCGTAGGATGCGAGCTAGCCTTGCTTGAACAAGTGCTTCTTCATCTGTTAATCCAGCTTTCTTGTAGGCTGCTAGAATGAAAGACCATTCCATGCCAGAACCTGTAGCTAGCTTGATGATACCGTCAGCTTTGACTGGCCCAATACCGGGACAACCTTTGTAGTTGTCGGTCGTATCGCCTGTGAGGATTTGTTTGTAGAAGAAAGCATCAGCCTCTTCTTGAGACACCGTGCTTACACCCTCTTCAGTGAGGTGCTTACCGGGTATCTGCTTGAGGTCTTTATCGATTGACCAGATAACATAGTCTGGATCACTCGTAGCTAAGATACCGAGTACGTCGTCAGCTTCTAATTTTGGATAGATGACAACCTTTTCACAATTCTCAAAGATCACACGCTCACGTATAGATTTGAAGCCCATAGGCTTGCGTGTGGTTCTGTTCCCCTTGTAGTCAGGGTACAAGTCTTTGCGGAAGTTCTTAGCGTGTGAAAAGCAGAGTTTGTAGGAGTAGGTATCTATTTTCTCTAAGAGATTTACGACCAGTGAGTCGAACTTAGCTACAGCCTCGTTCTCGTCAGTCCATAGTACCCAGATGTCATCTTCAAACTCTACTTCATTCTCACAAGAGCTAGCTGCTTGGTAGAGTAGTATGTCAGCGTCAATTAAAAGAGTGTGCAAAAGTTTCCTCCACTCTCACTGTGTTTCCAAGAGCCTCAAGTATTATTTGAACCTCTTCCATACTGTAGAAGTCTTGACCTTCTTTATTTTTTCCATCGTAGTTCCAAGTCTTAACTAGAACACCATCACTAAATAGGTGAGTGACCGAATTGTAGTGTAACCTCGAAACATCACACTTTGCTTCTATGACGTTCTGGATGATTTTGATGTCAGACATTGTCACTCACCTTTGATGAACGGAACTACCTTCAGTTTAGTGGGAGGTTCTTCAATACCAATCGAGTCAACAAGCTTACGCATGTATTCCAACATCAGCTTCTTGCTGTCCCTGTTGTTCACGCTCTCCATGTTGACAGCAAGGCTAGCGAGGGCGTCAGCCCGTAGACTCAGGTAGTCTGGTTGTGTGTACTCGTCCATTGCAAAAACTCCTTTGTATCTTTGTACCCACCAATTACCTCACCCTCTGCGAAAACCAGAGGAACATTTGTCTTTCCTATTGCAGCCATAAACTCTTTTAGAGAGGGGTGCTTATCAACATCAAAGTAAACGTATGACTTCTTGTTCATTGAAAGCAGTCCACGTACACGTTCGCACCAGATGCACATGGGTTGACCTATGATTACCCAGTTTTCATTCATTCATTAAAGCCCTCCAGCTATGTGGGTAAAATTCAGCCATCGTGTCAGAGATAGGCTGTGCGACTAAACGAGTTTCATATTGTGTGTGTGGGTCGAGACGTAACTTGCACATCTTTGCGATGGCAAACAAACTGCCTGACCATATCCACTCAGTCATCATAGATTGAGGGAGGACCATACGGGCTTGTTCGGGACAAACTCCATCCTCTAGTAGATTGTGATAAAAGTGGGCAAGGTCTTCTACCAAAGCATCATACTCATTGCCCCATCCGTCACTGTGCTTGATAGCCTCATCACTACTCCCCTGCTTCACATTGTCAGCCTTCTTTCGCCATGTGTCAGGCGTGTAGAACTCAGGTTCACTATCTACGTACCTTCGTGAAACTTCGTTCCACGGCATGTATTCGTGTTTTACAAGCTGCCTTGCTACGAATATGGGTGCCTTGACTCTGAAGGATGCGAAGCAGTGGTTGAACGGTGATTTGTGATTGTGCTTGGCTAGGTAGTTGATGAGCTTCTCATCAGCTTTGGTGAGGTAGTATTCTTTCTCAAAGTCAGGATGGCCCCAAGCATAATTCTCCCACTGGGTTTCTTTGCTGAAGGATACCCTCGCTGCATTGCAGACGGTAAGGTCTGATCCCATGTGTTCGATTAGTTCAACGCTGATGCTGCTCATTCGCTGTCCTTCTTCAAAGCCCAGATAACAATAACGTCGATAACAGGACTGTAGCGGTCCCTACTGTTGTTAGCCTTTGCAATTCGTTGAAGTGCGTCTTCAAGTTCTTCGATCCGGTCGGCGGCTATCAGTAAAACATCTTCGTCAAAATCTTCGCATATTCCGTCTTCTGTCCAACCATCACGCAGTCGCTTCACAAGATCGTCAGTCACCAATGCCTCCATGTGTTCGCTATGATTGCAAAGCACGTTATTACTTGTAGACATTTGTAGATAAGGATCATCAGTGCGTCTCAGCCCAGTTACTTCCAACTTTGTATTCTCCAGTTAACGGGAGCTTGATGTTGAAGAACTCGCCAGCTTTAGCGATACACTCGACAATTTTCTTGCCAGCTTCGTCAGCAATCTCAGGATCACATTCGAACTGGCACTCATCGTGGACCCAAGCGACTTGTTGTACCTTGTTATGCCATTCCATATGTGTAAGCATCTGATCAACTTCGACCATCCACTGTTTGCAAATCAAAGCTCCTGCTGACTGAAGGAGGACATTTAGTGCAGCGTGTGCTGAGCGGATGTGTAGGCGTCGTCCATCAAATCCAATGAGGTGGCCTCTTTCTTCCGCTCTGAAGATCACCTTGTTGATTAGACCTTGAAGTGATGGTGTTTTCTCTAGGAAAGTTGCCTTTAAAAGTTTACCTTCCTTAGCTCCCTTTCCTACTATACTACCTAGACGAGAGTCGCCTCCGCCGAAAAGAAATGCGTAGATAAAAGTCTTGGCTTGACCTCTATTAGTTAGACCCGCTGCATGCATGTTTACCGTGTGGATGTCACCTTGCACAACTTCTCTTGAATAGTCAGCATCACCCATGAAGTGGGCAAGCATACGTAGCTCTAGTCCTGAGACATCCACACCAACAAGGTACTTATTGTTAGATACTGTGAACAAAGAGCGACATTCTGTACCATACAAAGCACCTACCGCAGGGACTTGAGCTATGTTGGGGTTGCGATGTGTAGCTCGCCCAGTAACAGCACCATTGGTGTTGACCTCTCCGTGTATGCGCCCACTAGGTTTAACCAAGCGCATCCAAGCGTTGTCGCCCTCTACCAACATTCCTAAACGCTTTTGAACCATCAGATACTCTGTGAGTACTTTTGCTTCAGGCCATTTAAGAACGCCTAGTACCTGTTCATCAATCTTGGCAGAGCCGTCTGGAGTGTACTCCTTGGGCTTCCAGCCATACTTATCGATGAGCCTGTCAGCTATCTGCTTACGAGAGCCGGGGTTGAAGATTACAGTGTGGGTCTTGAAGGTTTCTACGCCTTTGACATAGCCAAACTTCTTATTGTTTGACTTAGGGGTAAAAGGCTCCTTGACTTCATAAGGCGGGAACACGGCCTCCATCTCTACTAAAATCTCAGCACGTCTCTTTAAAAGAGTTGCCGCCAACCTATCGGCAGCCTTGCCATCAAAGGCAAAACCATTCCGCTCTTGTTGGGCTACAATGTGAGCAACTTGATGCTCCAATACACTAGCCCGTTGAGAGTAGGTTGGATCAGTTATTAGCAATTGGTGGAGCTTTAGAGTGACCAGCGTGTCCCTCTCATTATAGACTAACATGTCGTGGGAGAAGGTTTCCCATCCCCCATCATAATCAGCCTTATGATAACCTAGACGTTGACCCCACGCCTTCAATGAATGTGAGCCTATCAGCTTACTATCAATGATGACCCCCGGCTTGCGATCTGAGTCACTGCGATCTGGATGGAGCAAGCGGGAAAGGATCAACGTATCTGTTACCCGTGATCGCTCAATTGAGAACCACGGGTAAAGCTTTTGTGCGACGGGTATGTCATAGCCAACGATGTTGTGGCCGATTACCTCATCCGCTTCCATGATGAAACGTAAGCCCTGTTCAACCTTGGAAGGTTCAAACTTATGGACATCGCCTGTTAGAATATCGATTGCTACGAGGCAATGGATGCGGCTTGCATCCCAGTATAAGCCATCAGCTTCAAGATCGAATACAAGCCTCATGTTACCTCATTTGGGGTTGTAGCACCCACACCTATATTCAAGGTCAACCAGCCTCATACGAGGGTGAGGATCGAGTTGAACAAAAGGAGGGAACTTGAATGTGCAGTATATCTGACCGTTCCAAGGCTCTGAGGATTTGCACGATCCACACCTTGGGATGTTGAGAGGAAGTTTATCCTCTTCAACCGTTTCGGTCTTAGTCTTCTTAGGCATTCAACATGTAGCGAGTGTATGCGTTGCCAGTGATAGGATGCTTCTTTCGTAGAGACATGATGTCCATACGGTGTTCGATACGCAGTAGTGAGATGTACTTGCTCAAAGCACCGCCGCTCATTTGGTAGTCATTCATCGCTTCAAGGTGAGAGATTGAGCCGGTCTTCTTGAGATGCTTTACGAGTTTCTGAATCTTGGTCATACCGTTTGCCTTTTTCCAGCCGCTGTTTTCAGTTGATACACACATGGTAAGGAGCTTGATGTGGTATGGTCCCCACCCCTCTTCTTCCCACGCTCTAACACAAGCCTTATCTGACATGTGGAATAGAAGGTCTTCACCGTTAGAAGGGTGCATCCTGTAATTCCTCATTGATGAAAGAGTGTTCAGAGATTAGTCCAGTAGTTCCGTCGTAGTGGAGTTGTACCGTCACACCGGATGCTTGCCCTGTGTAACGATCTTTCAAGATGCGTAGTGTAGAAGACTTGCGTGCTTCCTTGTTGTCATCCTGTTGGTTTCTTTCGACACCAAACATGAAGTATGACCAGAACCCAATGGCACGAGCGCCCTTGAAGTGCTTGATCATGACACGCCCACCTTCTTCGTGTGACTTGCCTTCTGGTGTTGAAAGATGGGAGATCAGGTGAATGATGATTCCAAGCTCTTGCGCCAACCCAGCCAACTCTTTCATGAGTTGTTCCAAGCTTTCACGTTCGTTAGAAGCATCAGCCATAGCTGTAAGGTGGTCGATGTAGATTAGCTTGATATCCAGCCCCACAGCCATGTAGCGAACCCGCTCAAGG